TAAGTTATCTATCTTTACAGATAAAGATTTAAGCATATCTTTGATCTCACTGAATTGCTCGCTATGCCTGGTGTCAGTACGATCCATTCTTTCAGACAGACTTTTAATATCCATATTGTTTACTACAGTTTCTTTTTCAATACCTGTAACATATGTAAAGAACCCAACCGCTATTGCTAGGGTCGTAAATAAATGAGAGACACTCAAGCTTTTTGACATATGCCAGCCTGTGCTCTGTCTTCGTTCTTCCATATTACACTCCTAACTTCGGCTGCTCTTCAGGGTCTGGCTGTTTAGCTGGGCGGCTTTCCGCCTCAGTTGGTAATAAAACATCCTTTGCTGTCATAAAGACACATGACATATTAAGATTCGGATTACCTAATATGATAGTAGACGAAGGATTGTTTTTATTTTCTGTAATAATCATAAACAATGGAAGCGGTCTATCAACAGAGATTTTCACAGTATAAGCTGGTACTTCATTATACTTTTCCATTAGCTCAAGTATTAGATACTCAGGCCCACCTTTCGTACACAGCACCTTCATTGGTACTATTGTAGCGAATGGTTCTGTTTTACTAGCGTATGATTCATCGGGTGAGAAAGCAAAAAACAACCACAATGATAGAACAGCTAGCTTTAGTAACCCCATTTATATTTCTCAGTACGCCTTTGGGGGAGCTTTCTTAACTTTCTTTCCAGTCTTAGATGCGTAGATCTTAGCCTTCTTCTTTCCGGCTGCTGTATATGCGAACTTCTTTGTACCTACTTTTGGCATCAGTTAGCTCCTAAAAAGCAAAGCGGTTTTTATATTTTCAATCTTACTAGAGACTGTGCCCACCATCACAAAAGGAAGAACCGCATGAATCAGAGAAACATACGACAGAATATTAAGCATACAAAATAATTTAAAACTAAAAAACATATGGCTAAGATATGATTCTTCAGTTTCTTTTAAGTGACTAAAATTCATTAATGCAATTGCTCCTTAACCTCTTCGATTATTTCAACTTCCAGTTTGCTAAGTATATCTTTTACATCTACAGACTTTGTAACCTCAATCTTGTGTTCTTTAACTTCCTTGACATCCTTCTCCTGCTTAGAGTAAGCAGACCTATAGTTAAACTTATTAACCATAAGAAAAGAATAGAGAGCTGTATTGAATGATTTGTTCTCTACGTTCTCCCTACCAAGCTGTACCCAAAAGGATTCAGAAGATTCTAATCCTAACTGAGCGGCTTCCTGAAAGTCTTTCTTTCTCTCATCCTTAAGCCATCTATACCAGGTAGACTTATTAATCCCCAAAAACTTACAGCACTCAACAATAGATGCGCCCTTATCAAACATCTCTCCTATGGCCTTCTTACTTTTAGAATTCCATACGGAAGAGTGAACTACCTCTCCCTGTCTTTTTCGCGGCTTATTCATCAGTTTGTTATAAAGTCAATAATAAGTTTACCATCTAGATGATCCACCTCATGCTGAACACAATATGAATCTACATCATTAAATTCCTGCTTAACCTCAACACCATTGATATCTGTATATTCCACCACTACAAGCTCCGATCTGGTAACAGGTATTCGCATACCCGGAACAGACAAACAAGCTTCTGATGTTCTGGTTTTACCAGTACGTTCAATGATAGAAGGGTTAAGCATTACATATAAATCATCTCTATCCTCAGATGTATCCATGACAATCATTCTTTTGTGACTGTCCACCTGAGTCGCGGCGAGCCCTATGCCCTCATTCTTATACATAGTGTACGCCATATCTTGAGCAAGGCCAACTACACCTGAAGATATCTGTTTTATCTTCTTTGCTTTCTTCCTAAGTCTTGCATCAGGGAACTCTAGGATATCAAGTTCCTTCATTTGTTATTTATGCTTTTTTCTTTTTGCCAATCTTATGGTTATAAGCTTTCAGGACCTTAGCCCTCTTAGCGTCAGTAGTTGCTGCCGACATATGCTTAGTTTTCCAAGCATCGGCTTCCTTTTTCTTAGCCCCTGTCTTCATAGAGCCATGTTGGGTTTTGCCTAAATTAGCAACCTTCTTTCCTTCAGAAACATGAGACTTCATAGTATCACTAGACTTGCCCTTTTTAAAAGAAGACTTAGCAATAGACTTTCTTTCAGCCTTTTCACCCGCGCTAGCCCCAAGCTTCTTCAGATAGGTAGTTTGCTGCTTCCTTACCCCCGCATCCTTACTTAAGGCATCAGATCCCTTCAGGCTTTTCTTTGGGGCTACAGCCATACCGGCTCCCTTCCATGCAGAACTCTTCCTTACGTTAGATCTGACAGCCTTTTTGAGCTTATCCTTATCTTCGAGTGATAGTTTAGACTTAATCTTCTTAGTAGCCATAGTATTCTCTTATTAGTTAAATTGGAAGGACGACCCACATCCACAAGAACTTGTATTTTTTACACTAAAATTAAATGTAGGCTGAAATACATCAGTCTTCCAGTCCAGAGTTGCCTCTAATAAATACTCTTCCGAGATGGAATCCACAGCTATGTTGTGAGTTATCCATATATCTTTTGGGTCTTGTTCTATTTCCTTCTTCATACCTATCTTGAACCCAGAACATCCACCTCCATCTACACTTATCCTTAGAAATTCCGAATCCTTTAGTATCAAGTCCACCTGGTTCTGTGCTTTCGCGGTTATATCCATTCATACTCAATAATATTATTACAGTAACTTAAGTATACTCTTACCATTAGAGATTCTATACTTATCTATCAGCCCTATTATTAATTATATCCACCTACCAGAGGAATTCCCTCCCTTCCTATAATACATACTAGCCCTATCCTCCAATAGGAGAGTGAGGAACATACGCCCTCATTACTATTATACCATATTAGGGTGTTTTTATAGGGCCAATTGTGTACCTTTTTGAAATTAATTTCAATTATTTTGCAATTAAATAGATATTTAAGTAGAATCCTATAAAAAATTGCTAAAAAAATTACTACTGGGGTAGATATATAGCGCTTAATGTTCCATTAGAGATGCCTCTATGTGCGTGTATACGGGTTTTTATTAATATGTATGGGGGGTTGCATCGTTCCGTCTAAAGGTTGGAACGTCTCAGATGAAGCCGTCGGAGTACCTTCCAAATCGAAAAAGCCCACAGGTTGTAGGGGTTTACTGGTAGGGGTGTGGTATAAAAACTACTTGACAATTGAGGCCAGATGCCCGATAATGGTCGTGTTGATGATGAATGATGCTCTAATAAGAGAGTGTCGCATGTGTCAACGGAGAATACGCTTATCGCAGATTAACAGGAGAAATCACAATGACTGAACCGCTCTCAATGCGTGAGAAAAGGTTGGCACTCAAAAAAGAGGGTTTTCTCTCTCATGAGATTGCTGACGAAATGGAAGCATACGCAAAAGAACTGGGATTGTCAACAGAACGCCGACTCGCCCCTCAAAAGGCGCCCACTGCTAAAATGGGTGTCTCGGGTAAGGAAAGGCCTAGAATGGGTCTTTTTGTTAGCCAGGGTACTTTGATGGCGTCGCATGGCAAAAGAGCACGATGGCAATAAAGTTTAGTGGCAAGATATACAATCCCTTGCATGGGGTAGGGGATTGCAATCTAATCACTAAGATAGGGGGTGCAGTAACAGCAAGATATTCGTTGACGCAATAGAGCATGATAATTACCCAGAGATAGACTGTGAGTTGTTGGGTAGGGTTAGGCACCTAGTCGATGTTCGGGCAGAGTTTGGACATATCCCGCTAGTTGTGGGGACTAACTACCCGGGTAATGACTATATGTCAATCTCATACCAGCAGATCGGTGAGATTTCTGATTATCAATGGCAAGCTTTACCATTGTATCGTAAGTCATGCGTGTGCTGTAAATAAGCGGTTATATCAGTGTGGTCTGAGGGCCACACGAATATACTCGTTGCTTGAGTGTACGGGAGTCGCCCTAATCTGGCGCAGTCGGAAAGTACCGACCAACCGTTATCGAGCCGGAAAGGCCGCGTGGAGAGATCTGCGGAAAATAGGATTCGTGTCACGGACAAACCATGGCTGTGGTTGATGTGAACGGAGCCGAGATTGCTTGCTGTTTTGTGGTATTTCGGGGACTCATTCATAGACTGCTACTAATGACTTGGTGGAACGGGCAGACCTGGGCTGAGCCAGGCTGAACGGAGGGCATCTGCGGGGGAGGTCTGACAACCTTACGCCCAGTACAGCACCTCCGGACACGCTGAACGCGTATAAGTTGACAAGCCACTCTGTGGGATACGCCTATAGTTAAGACCTTTTTTCCTTATGGGAACAGAATGTTCTGTTTCATTCAACCCTTAAGGGAGATTTAGTCCTATGAGTATCGGTGATAATTCAATCATGAAAAAAGATGAGTTGCACAAGGCTATTGATGCGGCGGTAACGAATCACCAAGATTCGATGATCGAACTGCAAATGGTTGCGACCCAGGCTGTGCTCCACGCTGTAGAGCATGGGGATACAGTGTTTGGTGCTCGTATCTATAACGGTTTGAAGGGTCGTATTGGCGATGACTTTCAGAAATGGTTCGAAGATCATGCTGGTTGTAAGTGGGAAAGCCCTGCGTTTAAGATGGTTAGGGGCGTTAAGCAAGAGAAAGATATCAACAAACTTCTCGCTACTCCGTTCTATTTGTACAAGCGTGAGCCTTTGAACAACCCGTATGATTTTGTCAAGCGATGTAATACAATGGCAAAAGACATGACGAACGAGAAGAAGTCTCCGTTTATCAGTAATGCAGATTTGGCCCAGCAAGACGCTGTATTCCAGTTGATTGCTTCATTCAAAACAGCCGGGTTTGCTGTAGATCCGCTGATTGAGGCTAGTGTAGCCAAAAAAGCCGTATCATTCTAATAATAAGGGGTCAGCCTAGAAATAGGCTGTTCCCATAAGGGAAAAAGGAGACAAGTATGGAAGAAAGAAAGCGTATTGTCTGGAGCCTTATAAGAGGGTATACTCGTAACGAAATAGACTCTTTATGGGATGATCTTTATCCTGATCTTGTAGAGTACAGGCCTGAGAATTTGAACTTAAAGGCAAGAGGTATTGTAGATAACCTATGTTCTCCGAGCCTGGTGCCTTTCCCAGTCGGCGTTGATATACCGGACGATGACGAACGAAATTATTCTTATAAGGAGATAAAGTTCCGAGAGTAATGCGTAGTAGTTAAACTTCAAGGGAGAAAGGTATGAAATGTATTAGGTATACAGGTGGACGCAAGAACAAGCCATTGGGCCAGGTAGGGCGTCTAAGGGACGATCAGGCTCATGATATGGTTAGACAAGGCAAGGCTGGTTATCTGCCTAAGAAGGCCTATAAAGAGGCTCTCAGAAAGTTTATAAGCGGTAAGGGTTGAGCCTTTGTATTTGTGTAGGTACCTACATGCCTACACTTATAGAAAAGGGAGAAAGGTATGACGAAGACTAATTGGACTTCTGCTAGCAGCAGTTTGGATTTGTTGGGTTTAATTTATAATGACCTAGAAGCATTGCTCGATAATAAG